CAAGAAATTGTATCGAGAGTTCGAATCTCTCCTTCACCGCCACATTCAGTAAACGCCAACCCCTGATTTTCCTAGAGAAAGTCGGGGGTTTGTGGTTTTTGGCGTCTCAAAAATGGCCATATGGGACAGATCTGGGACAGATGCTCTATTCTGGTGCGGAATTGGTGGGTGAGGGTGGGGCAATCTCATCCGGCCGCCCGAGGCTTTCCCATGCGCGGCTTCCATCGACCAAGCGGACATCCAGGTACTCTCGTCACCCTAGGTCAATCCGGAGGGCTTGGATATTGTCGCAATCTTTCACGTTAGTCGTTTAAGCTACTCCGGGGCGTGTGAGTACCTTCTATATAAAGTTCGCTTTGTACCCTTTGAGGACCTCCAGACTCTTACCTGCTGCGTATACAGCGTGCGTCGAGATACGACAGATCAATTACGGCAGGGGATACATATGGCCATAGGAACATGCTTGCTGACAGGTCACACTGGCACCTTCGTTAAGTCCCACCTTACCCCGCAGGCCTTCACTGCGCCGGAAATTCCGGGCGCGTACTTTGTGACAGCGGGAAATCGTACGCGGCCAACGCGGAGTTTCACGAGTTGGTACGACAAGAAAATCGTCATTCGAAAAGGAGAGGATGTATTAGCAGACTTGGATAGCTATGCGATTACTACGTTGCGACAGCACAAGCTAGTATGGAGCGGCTGGGACGGAGAAACATGCCTTGCCCCTAGTTTGCACAACATGATCAGCGACACTAAAGGCATAAGAAAAGTATTATTCGAAGACGTAGAGAAAATCCGTCTTTTCTTCTTATCGCTACTCTGGCGATGGGCTGTCTCAAGGCTTCCAGTAGCTGCAGAGGTTAATCTTCCTCTCGCTGAGCAGCATCAGTTGCGGGACATGATTCTTGCATCAGATGCGGGCGATCCTGGGGTATTTCCTATAGAGTTGATTCAGTTATCAACTCGCGGGGAAACTCAAAATATGGCCCCTATTGCAACGATGAAAGACATTGAAGATGTCGAGTCAAATACGAAAAGAACAGTTCCATTTTACAGATTCTACTTTGACGGTTTGGTCATACATATTGGTATGTCGACTACGTCCACAGTTGTGAGCGGCCTAGTGCTAGGTACGGAAACTCAACTTGTTCTGCCTACAGTAAGTTATGAAGACTCATTTCAACGGTCTAACCTTCATCGCCTGAAGCAGGACGTCAACCATGAGTTTCCGCGTGAATTTCAGAAATTTATTGTTCCCATTAGCTGATGTTATATCAGCCGAATCGGCGTCCTCGGATGCTGTACCGCTGATTATGGCTTTCTAAGCGATGGGTCGTAGCTTCAGCGCAAGTTGCAACATCCCCACCACATCCGGTCCGTCCTCATTGATCCACGTCCCATAATGTTGACGAATCATGTTCCCGTTGGTATGCCCCATTTGCTCGGCGATCCAATCGATTGAGGCAATGCCAGTCGTCAGCAACTGGCTTGCGTACGTGTGCCGGCACTGGCCTGGCCCTCGATAGCGAACTCCGGCCGCGAGCAGGTGAGCTTTGAAGAACCTGTCCCGCACTACGAAGTCGTTGGCGTGCGGCAGGCCGCTTTTCGTATTCAGGAAGACGAAGTGCAGTTTGTGTTTCCGTACTGTCTTGTTATCTCGCTCTACGATATCAACGGTTTCCGCCTTCCTTTCCCGATTCAACGCGTCGATCTTCTGCAGGGCCTCCCAGGCGGGGGCGAGTAGGCGAACTTTGCGTGTCGATCGCCGGGTCTTTGTCACTCGGTACGCCCCGCGCACTTTCGACCTGCGGAAGGTCACGGTGCCTTGCTCCAGGTCGACATCCTCCCAAGCCAGAGCGATGGTCTCGGATACCCGGGGGCCGGCCCATATCATGAATTGAACCATTAACAACTCTTGTGTGCGGCTGGTGTGGGTTTCCAGAATCTGTTTGATTTCCGCCCGGGTGAACGGGTCCGGCGCCTCGGGATCTGGCAGGCGCACCATCAAACCTTCGGTTGGGTCATGCGCGACTTTCATCCTGGTGCGGTACAGCCTGAACACCTGGCGCACATTGCTGATGATGTCGCGGATGGTCTTGTTTTTGAGGGTTTTAGACAGGGTTCCCTGAATCCACTCCTGAAGGTCCAGGTGATCGATCATGTGGATCTGTACCTTTCCCCAGCGCGGCCGTACATGAACCTCCGCCTTGTTGGCGTAGCCCCGATAGCTCGATGCCGCCACGCTGTTGGCCTTGATCTTTAACCACAGGTCCAGATAGTGCCCGAAGGTGTTTTCGACCAGCTTGGCCGAGTTGGGAAAGTGCCGTGCGTAATCGAACGTGCCGGACTGGATTTCGTATTCGATGATTTCGACTAGACGTTTCGCCTGGGCCACGTTGGCAGGCGTATTGCCTCCCGGGATTGCTTCCCGACATTTTTCCCCGTTGTGTTGAAAATAGATTCTCACGGATTTCCCGCGAGCTTCGACCCCGCTCATGTAAACCCCTAACGCTGTGCTTGTGTATCGACAGTCTGACGATCGGAAACAAAAAGGCCCGTTTCCGGGCCAAGTATCTGGAAGCGCATCTTCTGGTGGACGCGGCTTACGGCTTAAGCTTGTAGCTACGCAGATGGGCGTTCTGCAACTGCCGTCGCCGGCTGCATTTCAGATGGTTGCCCTGGGCGCGCCACTTGCCGCATTGGTCGCAAACACTGGTGTAATCAATGTTCCAAGGGAAGCGCCGTACGGGTGTGGCTAGAGCGTTGTCAGACATGGCGTGATACGCCCCGGGTTGCTGGCTTGGCGAGCAGTTGGGCAACCACAGCCGCATCCGTATCGCTCAGTTCGCCCAAGGTGCTGGCCATCTGGCTGAGGCTTTCAAGGCGGGTTCGGGATTCAGGGGTTTTATGCACCAGGTAGCCAATGACGGCTGCGCCGATAATCGCGGTGGCCACCAGGTGCCGCGCCGGTGTGGTAGCCTTTGTGCCGCTGCTGCTTAGGTTCTGTGCTTGCATGGTATAGCCCTCTGTTGCGGTCGGGTGTCGAGGAGCTGCAACTCCTCGGCACTGTTTCTTAAAGGTCAGTCCTTGCGGGCCAGGTGAATTACCAGGCCATCAAAATTCGGCTCATGCTCGACACATGATTGCCATTCCAACACCCTCAAAATCTGTTGCCTGCTGCAGTCGTCCACCAGGATTTCGCGTTGGCCACCTGCTGCGCGGACTTCCAAAATCTCCAGCAAGCCAACCTCCCCATACGCACCGGCCTGGATGATCGGCGCACTTTCTCCCGTGAAGTCCAGACGGTCCTGAACTGACTGGAGCTTGCTGGTTTTGCCGTCGCCGGCACTGCCCATAAACACTTGGATTTGCATCGGTCTTACTCTCCTTTACGCCTTGAATGTCCAGCACTTGACTGTCGTTGGCCGGGGTTGTGAAACGGGGTTGCGATTGTTGAATGCGGCGCGTACGGCGCTGTGCACAGCCTTATTGCTATCCAGGAACTTGCGGGAACGGGACTCTTTGAGCAGGTCGCGCAACGTGGCCACGTCGGCCAGCTTCTGTTTGTGTTCGGCGGCACGCTCACAGAATTCGTTGAGGTTGATCGCGATCACAGTGGGGTCGCTGCTGTGGTCGACCACCGGGTCTTCACTCAGGGATTCGAGGTAGTCGTAGACCTCCCAAAACTCGGCCACGGCCGCGTGGTCGGAGCTGATCGAGGCCTGGCGCTCGATGGCCATGCGCACGATCTGGCGCTGAGTGGCGGCGACCTGAGGGTCACTCAATTTCAAGACCCGGCGCAGGCCGTCCAGCAGCGAGAGCAATTGCGCGTGGTTCTTGCTGATCCGCTCGACACGGATGTAGCCGCGCAGGTCATAGCCGCAACTGCTGCAGTTACCCTGATCACTGGCATAGGCGGTGCCGCAGGCGAAGCAATGGGTATGCAGGCGGCGCAGCTTCGCTTCGTGTTCGGGCATACGCTGGGCGAACAGCTCAAGCACCGCGGACTCTTTCCCCACCGCCCGCAGCAGGAAGTGACTGAGGCTGCCGCCGTCCAGCGCGTTCAATTGATCAGCTGCAGCACGGCTTTCCGGGGTGACGGTAGGGCGCACAAAGTGCAGCTTTACGATGCGCGTCATGATCGCTTCGTGTGCCACCACGGCCGCGTTCTGGCTGATCGCAATCGTTCCACGGAATGGTGGCTCGTACGTCTCGTTACCAGCGGTCTTGACGCCTTTGGTAGCGAGGGTGCCGCCGCCGTAGAAGTCTTTTAGCTCGTCCCATTCGAAGGTTTTAGCGTGTGCCCGATCATCGCTGTGGCGATCGGCTTCCAGGAACACCACCGGCATGCCGGAGACTTGGCCCATCAGGCGCGAGCGCCCAGCCTTGGTAGATTTCATCGGGTCAAATCCTTCATAGCCTTCGCGGCCGAGTAGCTTCCAGAGCAGGTTCAGCAGGGTGGTTTTGCCGGCGCCGGCCTCACCGGTGGCTTCCAGAAAAGGGAAGGACTGGTAGCGGGCGCGGATCTGTTCGCAGAACAGCGAGCCGAAGAAAAACACCAGGGCAACGAAGCCCTGGGCGCCGAAGCAGGTCCACAGCAACTTTACCCACTGCTCGTTGAAGTCTTTCCCGTCACGCTGCAGCTTGATCGGGACGCCTTTCTGCAGCGTTTTCAGGCGCAGCTTGCCGAACTCGAAATAGTCTTCGCTGTTGACCTTGTAGGTGGTGCCGTCCTTGATCGCGATATCGCCGTAGACGTAGCAGGCGTACTCCTTGCTATAGCCCACGTAGTCGATCGTCGAAACGGTTTTGATCCCGAACAGTTGGTCTTTCATGAGCTTGTCGAGCTGCTGGCCGCTGCCGGTAAACATCGCACCCGCTGCCATGCCGAGCAGGCGCTTTTTGAATTCGCTCGCGGCCGACAGCTGGCCACTGGTGAAGGTGTTTTTCACGCTTTCGGAGTCGTGCGGGAAGTCCACGCGCAGGTAGTACCAGGACTCGTCTGTGACCTCGTTGCGCTGGAAATACAAGGCTTGTGGGTAGCAGTTGGCAATCTCTACAACGCTTCCGGACTGCTGCAGCGCCTTTTCGCGCTGTTGCGCCTGGTTTAGCAGCTGGTCGTCGTGATTCTCGCTGTCCTCGATGTCGGACATGGCCCGGTTGAATTTCTCCATGTCCAACTTGAACCAATACAGCCGGCTCCCAAAGCCCAGGTGAAATTCCCCGCGTTTGTTCCAGTCGTACATCAGCAAGGCTTTTTCCGCTGCGCTTTCAGCCAGCAACAAAGCGCCCTGGTGGCGGGCTTGCTTGAGGTCGGTGGCAATCTGTTCGACACG